AGTATATAAATCTACTGTAGACGAGATTAAGCGTCAAGCACGAGCCAATGGGTTTAACCAGTTCCATTGGTCGTTCAGCGGAGGTGAGCCAACTGCATACAAATATTTATTAGACTTAATTAAACATTTGGACGATGGCGCTTTAACTCCTTACCAAACTGTGCATATGACTACTAATCTAAGTCCTAGTTTGAATTGGTGGCGCAGTTGGCATTATGCGACTGAACTATTACAACGTAGAAGCATCACTGCAAGTTATCACGCTGAACACGCTAAAGAATCTGAATTTGGCGACAAGTGCCTACAGTTAATGTATGACCTAGTTCATGTTACAATTAATCAAGTCATGGTTCCAGAAAAGTTTTATGAAACATTGGAACGTTGTGAACGGTTTAGGGCTTGTGGGATCAATGTAACACTTAAACCGCAAAGCAATGAATCAGCAAGCGAAGTAGTAAATGGTTACACTCCTGAAATGTTAGATATTATGCGTGACGATTTTAAACAGCAAGAAGCTAATCAGATTAGACTAACAGACGGGCAAGACGATTATTACATAGATCAAGCAGAGCGGTTTAATGCACTAGGGTTTAATCAATTTACTGGCTGGACTTGTAATAGCGGATATCAAAGTGTTATAATACGAGGTAATGAAATTAAACGTGCATATAGTTGTCATGATGAGCCGTTAGGCAATCTAGAAAAATTTACTTTGTTTTCTTCGCCACAATTATGTTCAACGCCTCGATGCGTTAGTTCTGCGGACAGTAAAATACCAAAATGCAAATAACACAAGTTAAACAAAATTGGCCTAGTGATTTATTAAGGGTAGATATTACATTAAGTAATATCTGTAATTATCAGTGTTGGTATTGCTGGCCTGAAAGTCATGCCGGTAACGTTAAATGGCCTGACTTTGATACGTTAACAAAGAATGTGTCTCATATGCTTGATTATTATAAAGAGCATACTAATAAAACTAAATTTGATTTTCATATTATGGGAGGGGAAGTAACCCATTGGAAACGTTTTATTGATTTTATTAAATATTTTAAAGATAGATATAACTGTATTTTCACACTAACTACTAATGCTAGTAAAGATCTAGCCTGGTGGGAATCTGCTTACCCATATTTAGATTACGTTACAATCAGCACACATCACGAATTTAGTAATACTACACATATTAGAGATGTTGCAGATTTTCTTTATAAAAAGAATGTGCTAGTTACTGCGCTAGTGCTTATGGATCCTAAAGAATGGTATAAGTGTTTAGGAATAGTTGAAGAATTAAAGAAAAGTAAAAAGAAGTGGGCTATAAAATATTTAGAAATTATACACGACAAAGTTTCTTATACGCACGAACAAAGAAAAGTGTTAGATGTTTTACGAGCTAGATCGGCTAACATATTTTATTTTCTTAGAACTAATAAAAGTTATAGAAGCAAAGTTAAAGTAATTGATATTGACGGAAAACTACATCGGCTTGAAGACCACGAAATTATATTTGATAGATTAAACAATTTTGAGAATTGGGAATGTAGTTTAGGAGTAGATTGGATAGCTATTAAAGTAGATGGAACATTATCTGGTATTTGTCATAACGAGTTATATCAGTTAAAAGATAAATTTAATATATTTGACCCAGACTTTTCAGAAAAATTTACTCCTACAATTAAACCTGCAATATGTAATCAATTTAGTTGTTGGTGTGGGTTTGAAACTAACATGCCTAAACAAAAGGTAATTCCGATATATGCAAATTGATACAGAACACTTACATCATTGGATGCAGGCCATCCGACAAAGCCCTGACCCTATGCGGACCATGGATGCGTTCTGGAGTGGACAACTTAAAAGTAAAGAATGGTTAATAGACAACTTAGCTGAGCATGTTCATATGGCGTCTAGCATTGAGATCTGTGCAGGGTGGGTAGGTGTATTAGCTAGTATGTTGTTTCAAAGTAATATACCAATTACTCATATTGCCAGCTACGATATTGATCCTACTTGTAAGCCCATCGCAGAAGCAATGAATAAGCTAGAAGAGATACAAGGTAGGTTCCGCGCCAGCGTAGTAGATATTAGCCAACCAATGCATATGAGTGCTGATATTATTATTAATACCAGTTGTGAACATCTTACACAAGAACAATATAATAGTTGGTTAACCTACACTCCTAAAGATAGTTTGCTCGTATTGCAAAGCAATAACTACGATATACCTGAACATATAAGAACCGCAAGTAGTTTAGATGAGTTTAAAGAACAAAGTTGTATCGATGTTACATGGGCTGGAGAATTAGCTCTACCTTTGTATACTCGTTATATGTTAATTGGAACGAGAAATTAATTTTATAAAATAACCTATTAAATCCCATTCGTGGGATTTTTCTTTTGTAGTGTAGTTATTAGCTTTGTTATGATGGTTGTTGTGCCAGCCGTCACCTAAACTGATAATATTAGCAATCCAACTATTAGTGCTTTGATCGTTAGTTGCATGCGATTTATACCCATGTTTATGTCCTAATACGTTAACAACACTAGTAGTTTGAAGTGCAAGTGTAGCTGGTAACGAATATAAAAATATACCTAACCAAGGATTAATAATATACAGTAGAACCACTGGTATCAATAAAATTTTAAAATAATGATTATGCACAAACTTGTGATCAGGATTGCGTAATAGATCTTTAACGTAACCAATTGATATTTTAGTTTCAGTGTGTCCAAGTCCGGTCCATGCTTTTATAATACTGTTGTTAGGACTATGCGGATCGTATTGTTTATCGGAAAATGCATGATGAGCTCGATGCACACCTACCCATGCTATACTACTGCCAACAGTTGCATACACACTGGCAAGTAACATAGCTCTTTCCCAGAATTTAGAAGTAGTAAAAGATTTATGGCAAAAGCATCGGTGGAGCCCTGTGCTTATACCAAATGGACATAGGATAACAAATATTAGATAACTTACAATAAAGGATGATAATCCGTAGTAGTATAGTCCGCCTATACTAAGGAAAAGATTTATAAACTGTAAAGATCTTAACTTTTGATTTAATGTCATTTGCCTTCGGGCAGTGTTTGCCATTGTTCTTCTGAAATTATATTCGGGTTCCACGCATTAAAAGCGCCAGGCGTTAATTCTGCATAGACAAAATTCTGACAACATTTTTGCACAAGATGCGGACAAGTTTGTAAGTAGCCGTCTTTTTCAACCCACATGTTATCGCTAGACGCTTGCATCATTTGTTTCCAACGACGCCACCACCCTTTGTTACCACGGGCACGATTTTGCATAGTAATAACATATAGGTTATAATCGTTAATAGTTATTAAGGGTTTAACAATGCGCTCATGATGTAGTCTATACGATTCTACCATGTTATGCCGCCCGCATCGAAATTCGGGGAACAAATATAATCTATTAGCCAATCGAGCTACATTAGATGGGAACTTGCCATTGTTGTAAACTCCTGCCATAATAATAGGCTTGTGAGTGTCATTCTGGTATACAACAACATACCCACTGTGATCTTCTATAACTAAATTTTCTTTAGTGTAGTTATTGCGTAACCAATTATCTTCCTGTAGACATATATTGCGAACCCTCTCAAATTCTGGGCAAGTTTCGCGATATATTACATGATATGTGTTTTCATACGCATAGGGATTCAAGACAATGATCCATCCGGCATTCGATAGCCTTTAACTTTGCATAGCTCAACGTAATATAAAATTTCATCTTCAAATTGTTTTGCAACTTCTGGTTGGCTATATGGCTGCCAAAAATTTTCATGTATCCTTGTGTAGTCATGCGGCACACGATGACATACACGTTCTTTAATATCACCTAGTCGTCTGTGTAGTGTAATACTATTGTCAAACATACATAAATCGTGGTCGCTTTGATACCAGTGATCATAAATGTATTTGTCAACAAACAATTCTTTATTAATTTCATCAAACACTTTATCGCTATCTTCCTTACTTATACCTTTAATACTATATGCAGTATTAACACTATAGTGCAGACCTTTAATCCCTCCGGGACTTACAATAGTCATTGGAATTTCGATATCGTTTATAGGACACATATTATGATGCACGATTTCGTCTTGATCTTGACGCAAGCCTGGATTAATACGCCCTGGTATAAATCTGTGCATCAACACCATCTCATCTAGCTCGCTACGAAACGCATTACTTACATTTTCATAATAGTCTGGAGTTGTAATGAATCCAGTAGCAGATCCAATCATGTTTTGAACTCCGAGTAGGGTCACGCCTGGAGTAAATGTTAAAGTTCCGCTTTCGTTGCTATGCCACAGCAATTCGCCTTCAGCAAACATGCCTAGTGCATTTCCCTCAGCATCTCTAGCTCCGCTCACTTTCATGAAACTCTTACCGCCGGGAGTCTGGTATTGCACTTTACTAATGGCTTTGATTGTATATCTATCTAATTCACTAAGAATCGGGTTATCTGCTAATGCTTCTGCGTATAACCAATTCCATCCTTGCCCGTATTTCTTTTCCATGTAGTAACGAATACCGCTACGTCTCGGACCAAATTTCTCAGTCCAATCTGGTTGCGTTTCCCAAGACATATTACAGTTACGTATGATTGTAACTAAATTTTCTAAATGTAATTTGCCTATTTCCATCCATTCTTCATCGGACATTGTGTTAAAGTCTACATCGTCGATAAAGATTCCGAATCTGCCTAGTCCCGGTATTTTAGTAATTTTCATAGATAACCCTCACGCTCTATTTATTTTGCGTAAAATTAGGGTAGCAATAAATAGAGTAAAGAGGCATTATGGACTATCACTTACACGAAAACGGCTGGACTCTAATGATTGATAATTTTGATATCAAGCAAGCAACGCAAGATGATATATTAGAAATTTCAAGATTACTTTCAAAACAAACACTTGTAGTACTGCGTGGGCAGGAGTTAACTGCGTCTGAAGAACTACGTGTAATTAATATGTTTAAGGATCCAGAGACTTTTCAATCAACAGAAGAACACAGCACACTTTCTCGCTGTATTGTTCCCGGTACTGAAAATAAAATATTGCGTGTCACCGGAGAACTAAACGATCAAGGGCATCCGGGATTCTTTGGGCATGTTAGCGAATTAAACTGGCACTGTAACAGCCCTAGCAATCCAAAAGGTAAACCACTGGTATGGCTACGCTCGGTATATGGATCCAGGGGATCTAGAACTATATGGAATAACAATGTTGAGTCTTACAAAGATTTGCCAGAAGATCAAAAAGAGTTCTTGAAAACTCTCAAAGGCGTGTTCGGATACGATCATGATAGATTCACTACCACTCCTTATCGTCCAGAAAATTTTATCAACACGGACTACACTCCTCCGATTGTACATACTAATATGGCTGGGGTTACAGGATTGTTATTTCCGTTCTTACAATTATTTTACTTTGTAGGAATGACTGAAGAAGAAAGTAGAAAAATAATAGATCCATTAGCGGAGTATACAACACAAGAGAAATACTGCTACGCACACGATTGGGAAGATGGTGATATTGTTATTGCTGATCAATACTTTGGAATACATAAACGTCTAGAGTTTGAAGGTATGGCCACTAGACTGTTACACAGAATTACATTTGACTATCCGGACCAAGATTATGCAGTTTGAATATTACTATAATAATGTGCCAGGCGAAGGCCAGTCTAG